TCCACCAGCATTTCTTCCTGTTGGAGAATTTGGACTATCTGTTGCGTTATTCTGTCTTTCTGTATCCCGTGACCTTTGAGTAGTATTTTCCGCTCTTTGCTGAGCAGTTAATTGAAGTGGATCTTGTCCACCCTGTCTCATTGGTAATCCAATTCTCATTCTAACTTCGTTTGGAACGATAACTTGTGCTTTAAGATATCTTTCATCTATTTGACTTTGAGTATTTTCATCTGTAAGTGTTAGTTCATTTAATTTAAGATCAAACATATCTGTTTTTTCTTTTACAATTTTGTTAAGAACTTTTTCTAACATTCTTTGGGCTGGTCTTGACACTTGCTCTTTGAATGTTCTGTCGTTTGCCAGGGCTGCCGCAATAGACATTCCTTGCCCACCACCAACTTTTGAAATAGGAACCTGATGTGACATCAAGATATCATTTGTGTTTGATACATGATACTTTTGAAAAGATCCATCCTGTATCCCGTTTTCAATTGGCTCCATCTTAAACTCAACTTTATTGTCAGGTGAATCTGCGGGAAGCGGTAGGAAAAGAGTTCTGTGATTTTGTCCACGCAATCCAGACTGCATAAACCTAAAAAGCTTTTCTTCTGACTCTGCACTAAGTCTTGCTCCCTTAAGAGTAACAATATAGCGAGGAACTGCTTTGTTCTCAAAGTAATCAATGTTGTATCGGCTAGCCAATTGATCTCCAACAATAGCCATTGATGATGAAAGGCAATCTGGAATACCGTAGTAGCTATTTCTAGGTGTGTACTTTTTAAAATGAATAAGCTCATTTGGTCTTGAATCAGTGGTGATGTTATTTGGACTTTTTGTGTCTTGAAAATTTCTAAAGAATACTGTTTTCTGATTAACTATCTGAACATACCCATCTCTTAGTCTACGAACACGCATAGTTGTTGCTGGAATATGTCCAACATATCCAATCTCTCCTGATACTGTTCTTCCAATTTCCATATACCCATTGCCTGTTGCTTCGTAGTCTGTCCAAACTTTTTCTAAAATATGGGTAAAGGTATCTTCGTCATTACGAGATTCAAGCCAATCCATTAATTCTTTTTTAGCACGCTCAATTTTTCTATGTGCCCTTCGCAACTGATCATCTGTGTCTGCATCTTCAAGTCTGTCCATTACAGTTTCTGTAATATCAAATCCATATCCTAATCCAACAATATTTGCTACCTTAGCATTGATTGATGAATGGTTTGCAAAAGAACTGTCGTAAAAAGCTGCTAACTCATCAAGGTTGTATGGTGGAATAACAACATCAAATAGTCCATACGCTGTTGTAATATCTTGTAAAGGAAGTAGCTGCTTTGATTTGGTATCTTGTGCTCCTGTCCAAACCTTATTCATTCTTGATGCACGTCGTTTAAAGTTTGCGTCTAGACCGTCATATTTTCTTACCTCATCAACATCGGCACCAAACGGATCGTATGACTCTTTCTTTGTAGATCCTTTATCTAGATTATCAATTTTTGCACGATACTCTATTTCGTTATCCATTTCCATACCTCTTAATTCCCTTCGATGCGTCCATCCAGGCTCCGATGTCAGTTTCGGATGGGATTAGCCCATCCTTCATTCTATCAATTTGCTCTGAATACTCTTCGTCTGTAAGTCTTCTTTGTCCTGCGCGAAAGACAGCTTCTCCTTCTGGAAAGCCATAGTACGCTGCTGCTTTTCTAATTTTAGACATTGCCTCAATATCACCACGACGAGATGGAATATTCATAGTATTTCCTTCTCCATCTGTCACAATCTTTCCTTCAGGTGTTTTCCAAACGTAAATTCCGTCGTTACCTTGTTTTTCTATGACAGTTATTTTGGGTTTTGGCATGTTCATGACAACAATTATACCATAATTAGCTTGACTTCTTTATTTTTAAGCAGCTGCTGAGCCAAAATCAACAATTTCACAAACACCTGCTGTACAAGAAAGCTCTTGACTTCCTGTAGTTGTGTCAACTGTTTCATAAAGACTAAGAACAGACCAGTCAATTGTTGTTGGCATTTCACTTAAAGACTTCTCATATTCTTCTTTTGTTATTTCTTGATATGGAGCCTGCTTATATGTATGCTCTGAAGATGGCAAGAATGAAACGCCACCAATACTATCAAAATTATCATAGACCCATGATCCAACTCTTAGCCATTCATCCTCACGAACATTAATTGTTACTGAAGGATTATGCTCTGTCCAGTGCTTACGATATGTTTTCCACATTTCAAGATGATCAATTGCAGAAAGATCTTTGGTAAGTACTGAATTTTTTGGAGCCTTAATGGGAAAATAAAATACGGTAGTATCTTCTGGCTTCATTACATCTGGTTCATTTGGAATGCCAGCATCTTTAAGGAATGATGTTAGAGGATCTTTGTTGTCTCCACGGACTGAACGCAAATAGTATTCTGAGTACCATGGGTGAATACCAGAAGATACCCCAGTCAATTGAGAAACTGTTCCAGAAGGCTTAACGCATGTGATAGACAATGATGGATTGATTCCAAGTTTGTCTGCCTCTTGGCTATTGGTCAAAACAGATTCTTCTCTAAGTGAATCTAGGATTCCTGGAAGATCTTTGTTGTTTGTTGACGTAATTTTATTTCCATAGATACCTGTCAAAGACACTCCAAGAAGTCTTTCTTCTTCGCAGTTATCTTTCCATGTCTTTCTAATGTATTTAAAGTTTGTTAGTGTTGACTGCCATGTTCCAAGAATTGTCGCTAGACGAACCTTCTCAGCTAAATCTTCTATCTTGTCATCTGCTTCAATAACTACCTCAGTTAAATTGCAAAATTCATTTGGACGGAGAAGAATTTCTCCACATGGGTTTGTTCCCATTACCTTGGATGAGTCACGGCGACCAAACTTGTCAACATGCTTGCGAACACTCTCTATGTTATAAATTCCACGTTCACCAGACTTTGACTCATATAGGTTTCTCCACTCTCTTAGAAATTGAGCGGTGTTTGGTTTAATATTATAAACCGCTGAGTTATTGGCTAGGGCACGCTGACCATTATCTTCCCACCATTGACCCGACTTTGCTTTAGCCATTTCAAAATCATCAAGATTAGAAAGAGAGATTAGTGCAGAACGTCGTACTCCTCCAACAACTACAACCTCTCCAATTTTACACATTAGATCGTGGGCTTCAATTGATTTAATTCTTCTTCCAGCAGCGTTACGGAAAATATCAATGGTAAATCTAAATAATGAATCAAGTGGGTCTGGACCAGATGCTCTTCCACCAAAAGTCTTTAGGCGTGCCCCTGCTGGCCTAACCTTAGTTAGATCCCACTTTGGAATTTGTCCTTGATAAAGAAGTGCAATAAGTTCTTTGTATGATTTTGCCCATCCTAATTTTGAATCATCTACTACGATAACTGTGTCTGTCTTGTAGAGTTCTTCTGCAACAACGGGAAGCAGGCTCATGTATTTTTGTTCAACAGAGAATCCTACTCCAGTACCGTTCATCAAAATATACATTGCTTCATCAAAAGCTCTGGGGCTATCCACTGCAATAAAGGAACAGTTGTAGGCTGCAATATGGTCTCTGTCAAGTGCTGGTCCTGCGGTCATCAAAGCACGCATAGAAGGCATAATCTTATGATCAATAACTGCGTTACGAATTTCTTCAAAAGTCTTGTCATTTTCACTGTAACCATGGTTTGTTACCAAATGGTTTTTCATGAAAGACATGTAACGATCTACTGTCTCTACCCAAGTCTCTCTTCTGTTCTCTGATTCAATCCAGCGAGCGTATCTGCTGATGTGGATAAAGTTTCTGTAAAAGTCTTTGATAGACCCATGATCGTTAATAAGTGACAATTAAAAACACTTCCTCTGTTAGAATTATATGTAAGGTCAATTCTACCAGACAAAAACAAAGGAGTCAAAATGAAGTTAACAGTCAAAGACATTCACACATATAACAATTTGGTAAAGAGGGGCAAGGCAACGCCTCTTGGAAATGCTAGTCAAATTTTAATTCCAAGGGAACTTGATAATGAAGAAGTTGTACTGTATGATATTGCCAGTGGAGATGTAATTCACCCAGGGACTAATATGATAGAAAATATTAAGTCGGTTATTGACAAAGCACTATCTAGTTGATACCATAACAGGGTGGAGGGAGGGAATAGATCTAATCTATAAACAAAATAGATAGGTTTTTCCCCTAATAGCAATAGATAAACAGTCCCTAAAAACCGATAAGCTTGACAATTCATACATTTTAATGTTATGCTAGATAGGTTGTTGCCGCCGCACAAGGAGGAAAACAGATGAAAACAAAACTGCTAGGAGGTGTATTAGCTATGACGATGATTCTTTCTGGATCTACAAACCTGGCTAATGCCACCAACGAACAGGTGTATGCTAAGTCTGCACCGAGCACGGCGGAGGCTATTCAGCCTGTCGTAAAAGTTACAAAGGTTGAAAAGCCAAAGAATAAAATATGTAAGAACTGGTTGGTGAAACATCTTTATAAACACGGGTTCCGTGGCGAAAACTTACGAGAAGCGTGGGCAATTGTCATGAGAGAATCTGGTGGAAATGAAAAAACAATTTCATCAACTAATGATTATGGAATGTTCCAATTTAACTACTATGCACATAAAAATGCATCTTGGTGGGACTCAAAGAAATTGCTTACAAGAGACTATAATACTGAAATCGCATATAGACAATCCAAAGGTGGAAAGACATGGTATATGTGGGATATGGATGGTCATGGAAACTGGAAGGCAGAGTGGTCACCTCGCTCTATCTACGAAAGATATGTAAGCTGGTACAGCAAGTACCCATGCAAATAAAATAGTTGAACCCCCTATCGGAAAACAACCAAAGAAAATATTTTGGTGGCAATGACAATTCGGTAGGGGGTTTTTACTATAGTTCTCTAATTTGATGCATTACTTCATTCCAGTCGTGACCGCGAACTTCCATAGACTGGTACTTCTTAATATTTTCTATATTTCTTTCAACATCTTCTCTACGAACCTTTGGGTCTAGAAGCTCTTCTAAGTGGCCTATCCACTCTCTTTCATTGTTGGCTACTCTTCCTATACCCTGCTCTTCTAAAATAGCGTACTCAGGGCTATAAGAGGCAACCCATGGCACACCAGCAGCACTATATTCAAGTCCTTTGATTCCAGACTTTGCATAATTAAATCTTATATTATTAAGAGGAACCATTCCTATGTCAATCTTTCTAAAAAGTTCTGGATAGTGATGAATTGGCTTCATTGGCTCTTTTGTTGTTTTTACTGACTTTGGTATTCCAAGTTGATTAGAAGCAACAGGAGCATTGATAACATTTCCAGAATGATGAAAAGATAAATGATTGCTTTCTAAGAACTGACCAATCCAAGGACTTAAAGTTTCTAGATCCATTGATCTCCATGGAGTAGCACCCACCCATCCTAGTTGTGGTAGACCACGAGAATGATCTTTTCTTTGTTTCCAACGATCTATGTCTATACCATTACGAACAAGGAATACATTCTTAAAACCCTTTTCATTTTTATAAAAATCATAAAGGAATGGGGTTGATGTAATAATTGCATCTGCTTTATCAATGATAAACATGTAATGATCTCTGTTATTGTTTGGATTATTCTTAGGATCTGTAGTTGTGTAAGCCAGGTTGG